CGGTAAGAAAGTATATTCTCTATAACCAACTATTGTCTCATGAACTGGTCTTTCCCATAAGATGTTTGGTCGTTTTCTGTATAACCTACTTTGATAATCAGGAAAATTTATCCAACCTTTTTCGTTTACCTGCCATCTCCATTTATTGATATGTTCTTGTGTTAATCCCTTTATGGTGTTCACTCGTGGTAAATAAAATAAATCAATTGATGGGTTTGATTCCAAAACAATTTTGATATTTTTCATAAAAAACTTTGTTAACATCTCGTCTGCATCTATGTTCATGATATACGAAGAATTACACATACGATTCAAGTAATTTTTTTGATTAGCGAAATCTTTTAGTAATTGTCGTTGTTCAAATTTTATCTCATGTATTGAAGTGTATGTGTCAAGTATCTTCTTTGTCTTTTCATCATCTGAAAAATCATCAAGTATAACTATCTCATCATTGTCATCTTTATATTTTATTAGAAAATCAAGTAACCGTTGTAATGAATCTATTTCATTATGTGTTAGAATAGAATATGAAATATTAAAATCATTGTTCATTACTTTCCCTTCGTTGTTTCCGTTCTTCAGATAACATCTTATTTGTTTTATATGTAACAGATTTTATCATTGTCATTTTGTTAATTGAATATGTTCTGTAAGCTTTCTCGTAAAAATTCCAATATCTCATTTTTTTATAATTTTTTTCTTCTAACAATATACTAACTTTATATTCTGAAAGATAATTTATATTTAAACCAAGAATCGTTTTATCCATGTCATTTCGTTTCAACACAAAAACTGTTGGTATTCTATCATAAATGTCATCACCTTTATAATTAAATTGAATAATGTCACCAGGAATATATTTTTTCCCAACCACATCTTCTGTAAAAATATTTCTACTATGACTAACTTTTCTTGGCATTTTTAATCAACTTTTTTTAATTTTGGAAGTTTTAATTCAATCGGTTTGTCTTGTTTTTCCGCTTCTTCTTTCATCTTATTATTCACCATTAACATACCTTCAAAAAATTCATCAAACATAACTACATTGTGAGTATCATACATCGTCTCATAAAATTTACCACTATCTCCAGGTATTGAATAATTCTGTTGTTGTTCTTTAGGTATGTTAACCATTCTAGCAAAATACCACTTCATTTCACCATTTTCATCATCCTGTGGATATAACATTCCCACCGGTAAAGTCATTATTGTTGGTATCCATATCCTATTATTAATTTGTTTTGACCATCTCTGCATGTCTTCCGTGAGATTTTTGTATTCTTCATTGTCTTCTACCGTTCCAATAAATTTTGATGTGCTTACATATCCACAATTCAGGCACTGCATCATCTGTGCATCTTTTTCTCCCATAACATGAAGTGAATGTTCTTCGCAAAGTGAGCAATTTGATATTATATCCATGTTATTTCCTATACCTTTTTTAATTTAGGTAATTTTATCTTCGGTAGTTCTTGTTTGTTACCATCAACCTTTTTTAATTTAGGTAACTTCAGTCCAACCTGTGATGGTAAATCTTTCGTGTATTTATCCATAATTTCACCAAGTTTTTTTGCCATATTGTTTAATGTAAATTTATCTCTATTTATACCCATCAATGATTTTGCTCTATTCTTTATGGTATAAACATTATCAAAAGAATAATTTAACGCTCTATACGCTATTTGCTCATCAACTGTAAACCACTGACTTTCTGGTATCACTATATCTTTCCATACAGCTGAACCTGGAACTTTTTGCATTTCACCAGTAAGTAATATTGACTTTTCAGAATCAAGAAAATCAATTTGGCCACTCCAACCAGATGCTACAACCGGAAGTCCTGTCATTGTCGCTTCTAACATCGGTCTTCCAAATCCTTCACCGTGAGTAAATGACACCAGAATTTTTACTTTTGGATGATTATATAGATAATTCATTTCTTTATCTGATAAATCACCATGTAATAAATATATTTCAGGTAGTTTCCAATCAGATGGAAATTGAGATTTAACACTTTGTATTTTCTGTAATGTGTCTTCTCTATCAATTATAGAAAATGTAGCTCCACTCGTCTTTAATATCAAAACTGGTTGTTTCTTTTTATTGGCAAATGCTTCATAAAAAACCTTTATAGTTCTACCTATGTCTTTTCTATCTTCACCATAACCACCTTTTGTCCATTGACCAACTAACAAATATGCAAAAGTATTTGATATTTTATCATTTATCATATTTAAGAAATCCTTATCAATTTCTTTGACATCTAATGGTTTGTAAATATCTTCATCTGCACCTTCAAATAAAACTTCTATCGGTTTTTCAAGTCTCATCTCACCAATTTTTTCTTGCTTCCCATCTGGTATGTTTTGAACTTTATCATATACTGTGTTAGTGAAACCATATTTTGAATGTTCTGATGGAACAATGACTAAATCCATTTTATTACAACCCTCTAACCATTTACCAGATACTGCATTGGTTTCTATTCCAGCTGTAATTCCAACATTGAATTTTCCATATGTTTCAAATTCATTCGGTATTCTGATATCAACATAAATATCTGGTTGTCTATCCATTTCAGGTTTAAGTAAAATACAATCTAATATCTGTTTATCTTTTGGATTATCTTTATCTAATGCATTCTTTGGTGTATCACCCCAACGAACATCAAGTATCTTTACATCATATTTGTCATGTTGTATAAATGACCATACTAAATCACGAGCATGACTACCATATCCTGAACGAGAAGTTACTGGTGCGGTTATTAACATAATCTTTTTCATTATACAGCCTCCAATGTGTATTTCTCTCTAGACTTCCAATTCTTAAATGCACCATTTATTGATGTAATAAATCTTTGACCCATTAATTCACCGTCCATTCCAATATTTTTATCTTTCACAAACTGTATTCCCAATTCACCACACCTCTCTCGTTCTTCCGGTCCTTTATCATACCAATAACGAAGTGCATTTCCAGCATCTTCATATTGAACTCTATCATCAAAAATATATGGTGTAAGTGGTGAACCTTGAAGTGATACGTTACTCGGAAATACAGGTTTGACCCATTCACCATGTTCTTTATATTCACCTCTATGGTTAGAACTAAATTCAATATAATCATCTTCTGTAAGATATGAACCATCTTCTTTCTTAAATCCACATTGATCTTGTAAACCACCAGTCACGTTCACTACAATCGGATTTCCTGTTGTAAGTGCTTCGCAACTACCTAAACCAAATCCCTCATTTGATGCTATATTCACATAAACATCTATTGAATTATATAAATTATTCATTTTCATATCATCCATCGGACCACCATTATCATATGTAAATACAACATCATAATCTGGTATCAAAGTTCTACACACCGCCCGTAAATCAGTTCCATTATCATCAGATGGTTGTGTGTGAAATACTAATACACATTCTTTTCTTTGTTCTTCCTCGAGACTATCCATAAAATGTTTATAAGCTAACACAACATCACCCGGTTGTTTTCGTCTTATATTTCTATTCAAATATAACACCTTAAATTTATATTTATCTAAACCATATTGTTCTTCAAACTTTTTAAATTGTGTATCACCTTTATCTTTGATTTTAAAAAATCTTTTTGAACTTATACCGTGTGGAACATAAGTTACCTGCCAATCTTCATATCCATATTTTGACAATATCCGTTTATTTATCCCATATGTCTGTCTTGATATCGCCATCAATAAATCACAACTTCTATAATAATTTGTATTATATAATGGATCTGGTAAATTATCCCATATGTTATAATAAAATATAGGAATATGTTGTCTTATTTCGTGTTCCATATTATAAAACCAAATCCAAAATCGTGGATCCGTATAATGTAATATAGCATCTGGTTTTTCAATTTCCATTATCTGACGCAATATATCAGGATTCCCATATCCACTTACAGGATATATTTTTAAGTAAGAGCCGGTAATTCCTTTTTCTTTATCAAGTGCTTCAGACATATCAACAATCTTACCTTCTTCTGGATGTTTGACAGCACCAGCAATCTGAACCCAATCATATTCTTCTATAGTTTCAATAACAATATCTTTTGATACACATGCCACCCCACTATGCATTCGTAAATCATCAGACATCAACAATATCTTCTTCTTTGACATAGATTAACCCTCTATTTTATAAACTGTTACTACCACTAGCACTTAAATTATTATAAGTTTCTATCCTATCTTTGAAATTATCATCCGTGAGATATAAATCAATTGATCTATTTGTAAGTTTCTGTAGTGTCATCTTTGTGTTGATTGTTGTCAATTTAAATCTGTCATATAATTCTTTTAACAACTTTACTGATGTCAATTTAGTTTCATTCATAACCATTCTCCTATCTTAATGTTATATATATAAATATATATAAAATAAGAAAACTAATGAATTATTATTGTTTTTTTATTAAATTGTTCAGCATACTTTAAAGTTGAATCTGTTCCATTTGACATAATACCTTTAGGAACAAAAGCAACTACAATGTCACTTGTTTGAGCTATTATCTTATTTCGAACAAAATAGTTTTTTACATTATATGGTTTTCTATATCTTGATTCTGGTAAAGTACAATATAAATTATGAACTTCATGAAATGGTGGATATTCTTCATATTGCAATCCAAGTTCCAATGCATATTTCTTAGCATATTTGTCAGCCCCATTTTTACAACCACCACTTACTATAATTGTATCTTCACCATGTTGTTCTTTAAGTTTGAAAATAAAATCTTTAATTTTCTTTTTATCTTCATATCTACGACTACCTACTATGCCTACTTTCATTTTCAGTTTTATCCCTATTCTTAATATGTTTTACTAATTTGATGAATGACGCTATACCATCTAATATATCATCACTCGTATAACTCTCACTTTTATAACGCCAATCACTTTTGTCACCAAGACCTCTAATTAAATACCAAACTGGTGCGAACTTTTTTGTAATTTTAGTGTTTACCTCAAATAATAAATGTTCATTCCGTTTAACAAACTCCTTCGTATCATACGCGTTAGCCTTATCAGACCAAAAAACTACTCTAAATTGACCACCCACTAAATTACGACAATATCTTATATTTTCCAAGATCTTTTTTTCAAAAGCTTCATTTATTATTATATCATCTAATTTTAATCTCAAACTATGACGATAATGTCTTAAATTACTCATGACCTTACTCCAACTTTACAATGTTCTGTTTGATTAAACTCACAAAATCTACAAGATTTCTTACTAGGTGTTGGTAGTAAATTATCTGTTGTATGACTACCATCATCATTAAAACCCTCATCAATAAATTTTGAAAGTTTTCTCGCTACCTTATTCATTGACACAGTTCCACTCGCAGGTGAAAATTTCTGAACTCTTTTCTGTGGCCAATCTACATTTTCATATAATTTTCTCTTCACTATGAAATATTCTACTTCAATTTGTTCAATAGGATAATTATGTTGTTTTGAATAAAATTGTTTATACAACAGTAACTGTTGTGTTTTATTCTCATCAGCTTTCATCCATTTGTTCCAACCCTTTGTCGATGTTTTTATATCATATATTTTAATCACATCTCCAATTGTATCCTTAATAACAATATCAATATAACCAACCCATCTTAAATTTTTCTGTAAATCTAGTTCGACTGGAACTTCACAGCCAATTAATTCATAACCTTTTTTGCTGAAATACTCACCTCGTCTTTTCTTAAAGAAATCAAGAATGTCACAACCATCTTGGAAGAACTCTTGTAATTGTTCTTTTGTACATGGATCTTTTCCATATGTTTCTTTATCTTTATTGAATACCTCAATCATTTTCTCTTGTAATGTTCGTTCTAAATTAAGTTGATTAGCTCTCTTAACTGTAAACTCATACATAACATTAAGATACTTTTGTAATGTTTCATGCATTGCTGTTCCAAACAACAAATGAATACTTGGTTCTGATATTCTGTAACCATCTATATAATTTAACTTCCATCTATGTGGACAATCAGAAAACATAGACAACTGTGAATATGATATTCTATTCATAAAAATCCTTTTTCTCTTCAACTATAATTTCTTCTATCTCTGGAACATATTCTTTTGGATTCTTTGGGTATGGTTTCTGTAGATGTTTAAGATTTGACATAATCTTTTTCTTCTCCCCTTTAGTTCCTAATAAATAAAAGAAACGATGTTTTCTTGGTTCTTTTCTTCTCCAAAATGTGTGTCCTATTCTGCTCTTCAGATGTTCTAAATTACCAGAACCAAACATAACAAATACAGTTCTTGAATGTATCCACTTACCACCAGGTTCTAATTTGATTCCATAATTATCCATAATTCCTAAATTAGTTCCCTGATAAACCCAATTGGTAGCTTGATATATACCACCAATGTGTTCTTGACCAGGATCTGCATATGATATTAGAACTTTTATATCTGGAGCATTTTGTTTCAGCCACTTAAATGTTTTAGATATAGAAATACTTTCCATATTTTTACCATATTCTTCATATATGAATAATCTTGTTAACTCCAACGCTTCCTTCGCCTGTAACATTGGTGAAATAGAAGAAGCTGCTTTAGCTCCAACTGGATATCCATAAACAGCAACACCAGCTAACTTTTCATCTTTTTCATCAAAAAAACTATGTTCGTTATCCATCTCATAAAAAATACCCAACGCATAACGACAACTAGTCCAAGCATGACTATAATGATTCTTAACAATCATATCTTTAGCTATCTTCTTCGATATCTCACGAATGGTTATTTTGGTTTTGTCTACTTTCCCCATTTTCCATTCTTCACGATTGTAGCCATAATACCATAATTTGACATATCAAGAAAAGCATCTTCAATTGGTTCATTGTTTATAGCTGCTTCTTTATTTCCCATCAATAAAGTTTTAACTCTTTGTATCTTGTCATTAATTCTAAACCATAATCCTGTAAGAGATAACTTAACATCTTCTTGTGTCTGTAATGGTGTTCCAACTGATATATTTCCTGGACCATAATCATGTTGCTTACGACAAAATAATACATATTGTTCTCGTTGTAATCTTTTAAACTCTTTTGTCATCTCTGGCCATTCTTGTTCCATTAAAGCAACCGCATCAACTGTTAAATGAGAATTACTTTCTTTCTTCTCAACATTTTTATATGCTATAAATGGTTTCCCATTTTTGTCTGTCGCAATGACTTCACCAAAATCCTCAACTTTATATGTCTTCCGTTGTGGTGCATCTTTTAATATCTTTTTACTCATTTTAATACCTTCTTAATTTGTTTTTTGTCTGTTCCATAAAGTTCAAGTATACTTCTTAATTCTTCTTTACTCATCAATTTAATATATTCTGTAGCATGTAATTTACTACATTCAAAATATCTAGTCATTGTAGAAATCAACATTTTATCATATTTCTTACCTTTGTTACCTTTAACATATTTATTATACCTTTTACCCTTTGGTAAAATATCACAATACCACTTGTATACTTCTCTTGATTCTAATAATCCTATTGAATATTTTTGAAAATAATTTACTATCTCTATAAAATCATTATCCATTGATAACCAACGATTTATTATGAATATGCTAAATGATTTTTTATCTATATCAGAAAATGTATCCCACGATTTTTTGTGAACTAAAATTTGGTCTAACCAATTAAATATCGTCATCTAAACTCCTAACACGAGGATTTATCTTTAACACTTCAACTAGGTTTAGGTGGTTTTGAATAATTATCCTTAGCCCAACCACCACCTTTAAATTGTGGTTCACTATTCATCTTCCAAACCCTTTCCATTATCGGTGTATGTATTCCACTACTAACATCTTTACATCTTTCACAGATGGGTGCTGATGCATTCATACTCTGTTTTACATCTATAGACACAGAACAAATTGGACATTTAAAAGTATAGTCTGGCACTGTCTACACCGTTGATATCCCAGAAGAATCTTTAAATTCATCATTGATATGACCACACAACTCACAAGCAAATACAGCAACAGGAATCATAGCTTCTTTACCTGTTGGTGATACAAGTGCTGATAATTTCTTCAACATTAATGTCTGTTTAAAACCCACACCACCACATTTCTCACATTCCAATGTTGTGGCATGAGTTAAATCTACATTATTTAAATCATTCATCATCTCTCTCCATTGTTATTTCTGTTATTGTTACATCTTTCAATTTCCAATCAGTATATTTTAAAATATCATCATCTTCATATGGCGGTTTATACAATGTCACTATTATAGTTGTATCCATAACCACATTTTCTACTCTAAATTCTTTCATTTAATTACCCTCAATAATTTTATTATAGTAGACATAAAATTAATTTCCTTATCTACAACCTGAACATCTTGATACTGACCTTCTGAAATTACTAAAATACACTCTGCATTTTTTCCATTAGAATAATCTTCAAGATTGTCATAAAGAAATCTATATAACTCTGAATAATCACTAACAGAATTATCTGCTAAATATTTTCTTATGACTTTTAAGTTCTCACTACTCATTAACATATTCAACAACTGTATCTTATAATCATTCTGAATTACTGAACCAACATCTATCTTTAATTCACCACTTACAACTTGTCTTTGTGCTGAATTAATTACTCTACGAATATCTGGATATCCAGCATTTACAACCATAGCTAAATCATCAAGTTCAAAAGTAACATTTTCAGTTTCAAGAATATTCTTCAAATGAATCGCTACCTCTTTTCTTGACGGTGGAACAATCTTATAAGATTGACATCTTGATTGTATTGGATCTATGATTCGTTCAACATAATTACAAGTCAATATGAACCGACAATGTTTTGAGAATGTTTCCATAAGATTTCTCAAAGCTGCTTGTGCATTCGGTGTTAAGAAATCAGCCTCATCTAAAATGATAATCTTTAAATCTTTAAATCCAATCGTAGAAGCAAAATTCTTTATCTTATTTCTAACATTGTCAACATTGTTCTCATCTGATGCATTGATATATAAATAATCACAATCAATATTATTTACAACTATCTTTGCTAATGTCGTTTTCCCAGTTCCTGCAGCACCATACAACAATAAATGTGGAACATCTTCTGATTCAAGATAGATACCTACCTTACTTTTCAAATGTTCATTACCTATATATGTGTTTAAATCTTTTGGTCTATATTTCTCCACCCAAAGAGAATGACTTATTGATTCCATTGTTTACCTCTCTTTCGCCAACACCAAAACATTTCTGAAAATATCTTCCACAAAGAATCACCAAAAAATGCCCCACCATTGTCTAACAATAAAATATATTTCCAATGCCTGTTTTTTTTATCTGCTAATGATTTTGCTCTTGCCACATTAATCTACATCTTGCATAGCAACAATATAATATGTGCTATCATAATCATCAACTTTGAAATTTACCCTAGCTAATCCCTCATTAGAAACTTCAAATGTCGCTGATGTGCATTCACGATTTGCAATTAACACTTCTTTGAACAAATTAGCATTAAATGAAATATCAGTATTCAAATCTGATTCTATAGTTTCAACAGGAATAATTACACGATTTGTATTTGTTGAAGCATAACCAATTACAATTTCTACTTTACCAGATTTCTTATTATTTATGATTGTAAAAGTATCAATATCACCTAACGCACCTTTACCTTTGATAAAAGTGTTGATGAACTTTGTATCAACTTTAATCTGTGTTCCAAATTTAGGTAAACGTTTCAAAGCTGGTGGATCTGCAATAACCGACAAATCACTTAATACATAATCAATTGATGCATAATTATCATTTACTTTTAAGGTGACAGCCTTATCACCAAACTTCAACAATGTTAATGATATGTCATCACTAAGAACACCAATCAATGATTTTAATTGATCTGTTTTATATATACCAACATCAGATTCTTCAAATTTAAAATTATCAATTTTAACTGTTCCCAATAATGATTTATCAGGTGTTACAAAAGATGTTGATAAAGAATCACCATCTGATATCCATTTTACACTATTTACATTTCCACCCAAATTATACTTTTGAATGAACTTATCTAACTTACTTTTTTGCATTGTCTTATCTTTCTCCTATATGATTTATTATTTTAATATACAACATTTTTGTCATATAATACAAGCTTTTTCTAAAAAAATCTCTCTAATGTATTCTGTTTGTCAATCAATACCCAATTCATACTTTCATAAAACATATCAATCTTCTTCTGAAGAGCCTTATTGAATAACTTATCTCTGTCAATATATTTCTTAATATATTCCATAATTTCCTGTGGGTCATTATAACCCTTAAAAGCTAATTGTTTTATGTTCAATGGGTTTTCCTTTAAATATACCCATTTAATCTTATCTGAATTTCTGATAGGTTCTGTCTCTTTCAAATTATGATATTTCAGCAAATCATTATATATAATTGTCGCCTTAACATGAACTGGTGTTCCCTTTTTTACCTTTGTAAATATAGTGGCATCTTTAAACTTTCCACGAGATCTATCTGCAAACTTTTGAATACCCTTTACACCAGTCGGAAGAGAGATGTCATCCAGTGATTGATTTTTCAAACTCTTCTTGAATGTAAAAATCATATCATCAATATCATCTTTCGGTGTGTGATCTAATATACCTTTCAAAACATCAGACATAAGTTTTCTAAACGCGACTGGAAAATTACTTCTAACTATATCAAAACCCTTTACATCCAACTTATCACATTGAAAACCACCATCATTGATAATCCACTGACCATATCTCTTCTTCGTAACCCAAAATGCTGACTTTGAAATAACCTCTTGTTTAATATCAAATCTATGAGTATCACAATTTAAAAACCGTTTAGCAAATACATCATAACTTTTATTTAAAAAATCTTGAACCTCTGATGTTACTAACAGTATCTCTTTGGTCATATATTCATCATCATTTAAATCAGCATCCGAATTTCTATGTTTTATCAATGGAACAGCACTACAAAAAATAGAATCCGTATCAACATATATCACATGATTATCATCAGTTTTCAATTCTTTGTTATAATAATAATCAGCCATTTTTTCAGTAAACTTGATTAATTCTTGACCAGTTACAGTTGTTGCTTCAGCATTGTCAATATCATAAAATCTAAATACTGGTAATCCCAATACACCATAAAGTGAATTAAGAACAATCTTTTGAATATGTTGCCTTCTCTTAAAATAACCACTCTTTTCCATATCACCCTCATCACCATGTTTCTTCATCAACCTTTTATATTCAACCCTCTCATCAAACCATTTTAACAATAAGGTTGGCATAAGTCCCTTTTTATCATTTCTATATAATACACCATTGGATGATACTGATATTTTCTTTCTACCAAATAATTCTTTCAATTCAACTTCATTAAGTCTCCCCTGAATCTTGCCATCATTTTCAAGTGAATATGTCTTTTTTGTTCCCTTAATAAATTCTTCCGAATCCCAACCTACCAATTTTCCAATCTTCATCTCAGGTGATATGTTTAATGACATTATTATACTTGGATACATTGATGTCAAATCTAAATCAAATACCCAATCATATCTACCAGGTTTGGGATCTTTAACATAAGCCCCAGAAAACTTTCTACCATCTTTATCCATTCTGTCACTAGCATCTAATTTTTTATTTGGTGCAACAATATCATTACCCTTTAAGTAAGTAAGAATAGCACCTTCAAGATAACGACTACTAAAATATACATCTTCATATGGAACATGACCAACATGAGCAATACCCCTAGCCAAATCAATAAACTTTAACTTATCATCAAGTGCCTTAACAATCTTAACATCGTTTAAGTTATATTCAATAAACTTATTTATATCAGTTTCATACAAATCGTTAAGTGTTCCTTCATATTCAACTTTACCAATACCAACTTCAAGCTGTCCAATAAAATCTAATCTATATGATGATTGTTGAGTATATGTAAATAACCTATATAGTTTCAAATAATCCAAACACGACACACCAGCAATCTTATATCTGTTCTTATGTTCTAAATAAAATATATCCCCAATAGGTGATAATGAATTTGCAAATGAATCACCTAAAACTCTACGAGTCCTGTTATATAAATAAGGAATGTCAAATCCATCTATATTCCAACCACTTAATATGGTTGGTTGTATCTCAATATACTTCTGATAAAACCTTTGTAATAACTCTTCCTCACTCTCAAATGTTTCAACAACTGTCTTGTCATGTGATGAATTATGTTTTTTGTCCGAAATCACAAATACAAAATAATTATCTACAACTTTATCATATAACGCTATCGATGTAATCTTGTTGTGAGCTTTCGATGGTTCAGGAAAACCACCAGTTACTTCTACCTCAATATCAAAATAAACCTCACGATGGCCACCTGACATCTCTTCAGAATCCGTATACATATCTACAAGTACACGAGTTTCAATTGGAACATCACTTTCAAAAACATTACCTTTCTGTAAATCTTCCCCTGTCCAAAACCTTACTTTCTTTAACTTATCACCATATAGTGACCGATAAGTTCCTGTCTGTGATTTTAGATAAGCATATGGTTTATATTGAAACTTTGAATATCCAGTTCGTTCATCCCATAAATGAACTTCATTACCTGACTTTGTTCTCTTTACATATATGTTTTGATATGACATACTCTAATATACAACCTTTTTAATGTGCAAAACAAGTTTTATTTTTCTATTTTAAAAATTTCATAATACGCTAAAATATCTTTCACCCCTATCACATAAAATCGTTACTACAATTCCAGATGGATCATTCTTTTCTATCCATCTTTCAGATGCTAATACATTTGCTCCAGAAGATATACCAACAAACAAACCATTCTCTTTTGCTAATCTTAAACTTCTTTCTTTCGCTTCTTCTGTTGATATAGTTATAACTTTATCAACAAATTTCATATTAACTAAAAACTTTGAACCATCACCAATCCCTTGTATCCCATGTAATCCTTTTTCACCACCAGACATTACAGGTGATTCTGTAGGTTCAACAGCTATAATTCGTGTCATAGCCATATTCCATTCTTGAACTCCATGTACTATTCCCATTAAAGTTCCACCAGTTCCAGTTCCTAATATAAAAGCTGATATATGTCCTGTATATTGAGAAGTTACTATTTCTTCAAATGTCGTATTTTTATGACATTCAATATTTAATGGATTATTGAATTGATTTAATTCTACATAACCATACCAGTCAGCTAATTCTTCTTTAACTCTAATAGCTTCGTCAAAATCACCAGCATCAACTTCTTCTAACTCTGCACCAAAGAACTCCATCATCTTCTTTCGTTCTTCTGACATATCTGATGGCATAACAATTATACATTTGTATCCTCGTTCTGCACACATCATAGCTAATGATATACCTGTGTTACCACTTGTTGCTTCTATAATGGTATCACCTTTTTTTAGTAATCCATCTTTTTCATAAGAATCAAGAATGTATTTAACAGGTCTATCTTTTATAGAACCACCAGGATTTACTGATTCAAGTTTACCATATAATTTATCTGATAACTTTATTAATGGTGTATTACCAACTTTCATTAATTACCAAAAACTTTCTTTTTACCACCCATATACTCATAGGCATGACCATGTTCCTTCAATAACTCATTTACACTTTTATCGTTTCCCTTAACATACAGTTCACCAAGAACTCTACCATACTTACCTCTTCCATATGATATAATTGAAAATTTACCATCATCAGAATTTTCTAATAAATCTTTAACATATGCTTTTGCAGCTAATCCTTTTTTCTTTTCTTCAAGATTACGAGTTCTTGATTCCCAAGTATCAACTCCATAAAATCTAATTCTATTTTTTACCCACACATCAAATCCTAAATCAATCATTGCGTCACAAGTATCCCCGTCAACAACTCTGACTAACTTACAACTATAACCATGTTTCTTAACTTGCTTTCCCATTATACTTCTCCATTATTTCTATTATTTCACCAGGTTCTGGAAACCTGTCAGTTACATCTTTTGAAAATAATAATCCGGGTGGATCTATTTCATATATAATGTCAAACTGACCACCATGTCCGACTTCTAAAAAAACTTTCAAATCATTATACTTATCCAAAATTTCATCGGCTACATCCTGCGCCTTTGATTTATATCCCCACATACCACAATATTTAATCAATATATTCATTGTAATAAACCATGTGATTTCATCGCATGAACCATTCTTGTTACACCAATCCCACCACCAAATCTTTCAAACATATCAAGTGATAAATATTCTTCTAATTCATCTTCAACTCTTTTCTTACCAAAGTGATTAAATAAGAGATTAGCATATTCACCATCTGAAATTGTATGGAATTGTTCTCTCATTTCATGAGTGTCACTAGACCTTTCAGCGCTACCAATTGTTTCCATTCCGTGCATTATAATATCAACCTTATTATATATTCCACCACCAGCGTGTCTCATATTCCAGAATGGATGTGTTCGTAATGGAAAATGTGTTAAGAATGTACAAGGTGTAAAATCCTTACATAGAGCTTCTTCTTCAGCATAATCTAATTCACTTACACCATATTTATCTGACGCTTCATCATATTTTATTTCTTTAAATGTATCACCAAATCCTAAATGTTCTAACAATTCCTTTTCTAACTTAATCATATCATCAATATCACCATGTGACTCAAACTCAAACATTGGAAATATCTTGTCGTGTCTACCTTCAACAGGATTAGGTTCATTACGATAACTTGTTGTGATACAAAACACACCATCAACTGTTGGATTATCTAATAAATCCCTTTCCAACCACATCTGCCCAGTCTGTGGTAAAGGCCAGTTAATACCACTAAAAATATATTGTGATATAGTAGCTGGATCTTCACAAGCTGCTAATATTGATTGCCTTGACTGTGCTGGAACTTCAGTAAATCCCTTTTTATCTTGAAAAAATTGTCTCATCTTTTTTACTGCTTTATTGTAATCATACATATTTTTCATATTTTATTCTCCACATATTGTTTCTATTAATTTATGACAAACCCTATAAGGGTCACAATTAGCTGATGGTCTTCGGTCTTCTAAATAACCATTACCATCTTTACTTACTTGCCAAGGTACTCTAATTGAAGCACCTCTATCTGACACGCCCCATCTAAACTCTGTAATAGGACAAGTTTCGTGTAAACCTGTTAATCTCTTTTCATTACCATAACCATAAACTTTTATATGTTCATCATGTTTATATTCTAAATTTTTAATGGCTTCATGGATAACCATATCACCACCATCTTCTCTCATTGCTTTTGTAGAAAAGTTTGTATGAGCACCAGCTCCATTCCAATCTCCAGCAACAGGTTTTGGATTTAATGAAACTGTTAACCCATATCTTGCAGTAATCTTTTCTAATAACCAACGAGCAACCCACAAGTCATCTGACATTATAAGAGTATCTCCAGCACCAATTTGATATTCCCATTGACCAAGCATCACTTCAGAATTGATTCCTACAATATGAATATCAGCTTTAATACAAGCATCCATATGTTCACGAGCTATATTTTCACCAATATTTCTACCACAATAATAATCGCCTTGTGGTGCAGGTTCACCATCTTCCCAACCTAAAGGATTGCCATTTTTATACAAAGTATATTCTTGTTCAAATCCTACCCAAGCATCATCATCCCTATGTTCTGATGATAACTCTTCTAATACAAAACGATGATTTGTTTCATGTGGTGTGTCATCTGTATTCCAAACTTCACATAAAACTAAATAAGAATATAGATTTTCTAATGGACTTTCATATAGTTTAACGGGTTTTAAAACACAATCAGAATTATCACCAGGTGCTTGATTAGTTGATGAACCATCAAAACCCCAAATTGGACAACCAGATGGACCTGATACACTCCTATCAAATTCTTTTACAATTTTTGTTTTACTACGCAACTGAGCCGTTGGTTCAGTACCATCTATCCATATGTATTCTAATTTAATCATTTTATTTCTCCTATGTTCAACTCTTGAAGTCTTCTCTCAACTTCTAATTGTGGAAAATTATCTTTCAACCAGATGACTGCTGAATTAAAGTCAAGTCCTAATATCCAATTTATAAAAACAATTACATCTAATACATTCAACATTCCATCTTCATTACAATTTGATGCTATATATTCTTCTTCTGTTGGATTTGATAAATTGAGAATAAAGTTAATCATAACAACAACATCCATTATATTTAACTCTCCATCAAAATTGGTATCACCTAAAACTACATCAATAGGTGGTTCAGGTTCTCCAATATAACCAAAAAACCAAGGTAACTGTGTATAAATTCTTGAATATACACCAGGATAATTAGCTTCGGCACATCCGTATCCCCAACTGACAATGCCTATCAATTCATATTCACCATCAGAATTAGTCATGATAAGTGGACCACCTGAATCACCTTGGCAACTGTCTTCACCACCATTACCATCACCAGCACAAACCATATTATCAGTAATATCACTATTAGAATAATTTCCACAACCATCATCAATTGGTACATCTACTTCAAGTAACACATTAGACGAAGGGCCTCCGCTATATATTGCTCCCCAACCCATAGTTGTTGACATTACAGGTTCTTCGTCGTGTGAATCATCTGTAACTAATTGTATTGATTCAAACTCTGCAACTGGTTGTGATAAATGAACAAGAGCATAATCATTGTTCAATGACCCACCATTGTAATTTGGATGAACAATTATCTGATCTGGATATCTTATTACTGCCCCTGTTGTTCCATTTACATTATGTAATCCAACTCTAACTCTAAACGAATTAGTATTCTCTCCTGACATACAATGAGCTGCTGTCACAACCCAATCTTCTCTAACTAATGAACCACCACAAAAATGCCATCCACTGTTAGTTTGAACTGATACCATAAATGGATACTTACAATCAGGACACGCTGGGTCTACTTCTGTTCCACCTACAATCCTTGGCCATGGTAAGTCACCTGGAATTGTTGTTTGTTGTTCCATAGACCTTGTAAACAACTCATCTTGTGGTTGAGTTATATCTTGATTACAACCAAATAATACTAATAACATCATTAAAAATAATTTTTTCATTTTAGTTCTCCACTAATTCTTCATTTGTTTCTATGAAATCAATTTCACAAGTGTCATTGTTACAAAACTTGTCTACAATTGCTTCATTACCTTTTACTTGTCTAAATGATAAAAATTTTAATTTACTAACCATCTTATCATATTCTTCTTTTGTTATTTCTTCATAAGGCATTTGTCTGTATGCCCCCTGTTCAAATTTAGGTAATAACGATATACCCTTTAATTGGTATTGAAAATAATTGAGAGCATATGAAATTTGATTACCTTCAGTCTTTGGATCAAATGTAACTGTACAACTGACTTGATTATCTGCCCAATACTTTTGCATAAAGGCAGCTAATGACATCTGTTCCCACATTGGAACTTCATTAATTGTTCTGACACCTTCACCAACATCAACAGGAACTTCTACAACCACAGTAGTATTTTTACTACCAAATGCGGGTTCTATATGATAACCAGCCTTTTCCAATGGTTTAATCAATGTTGAATTAATTGATAATCTGATTCTTCTAATATAAAATCGTGATTCAGGATAATGTAATCCTGGTGTAGCTCCTGCTAACAAACTTACAGTTCCTGATGGTTTTACACTTGTGGTTTTAATACTACGAGGAACAGCTAACCAATCCGAATATAACTTATCATAATCTTGTATAGAATCATATCCACGCTTTAACCAACATTTTAATTTATGTAATCCTCTATCTGTAATGAATTGAGCTATTCCACTCACAGAACAACCTATCCGTCTATTTCTTAACATAACTCTATTAGTTTCAGACCAATGTGTTTTTCCTAATGTAACTGTTTTAGCATATAAATAAGCATATTTTAATGTCTTAATATAATCTTCTAAATCTTCATGGTTATTTGGAAATGTTTCTACAAGACAACATAATTCATATGATTCCAATGATTGTTCAAGACAAGGATTTCCACCAGCAACTCTATGATCTTTCTTATCTCTACCATTTCTCATACGAGAATAATCTTGCATATTTTCTAACCAAGCAAATCCTGGTTCACCATTATCATTGATTCGTTCTGCTGCTTGTGTATAATCCATACCAAGTTCGGCAAAGATTGAATTATTTGATGTCCAACCATATGATTCTCTATGTGGATTCTTTTTATAATTCTTTAAATTAATATACTCATCAGATGTTGAATCACCAAATACAATTTCTGCTGTTCTTCTGACATTACCAGCAACTACACACTTTCCAATCAAATTCATAATATCTACAATTGTCGTTATCGATATTGGTTCACCTATATTTTTATCCAAAACATCTCTAATCAATTTCAAAACTTCTTTAAGTGGTTCATGTCCACTTGACACTCCACCAAAACCTTTGATTGGTTCACCGGCTGCTCGTATCTTTGAATAATCAAAATCAACTGGTGATACTCCAAGAAAATAACTATCCAATAATCTCCTTAATGCTTCAACCCAACCTTCACGAGTATCTGGTATAACATACAATTCAGTATCTCTATCTGATTTTGGCCCTCTTATTATAAATGAATCAGCACCTTTTGTATCAAACCCAACACCAACCCCAACCATGCTCGCATCCATTAAAAATGTAAATGGTTTAGCCAAATCTTCTTTGAGATTTACTGTTGATACAAACGCACAATTGTTGAGGGCGGCATATAATCCTTTTTCTTCTGTGATTGATGTTCCCATCGCCCACAGACCGCGTCCAGGAGGCAAGAATTTCATATTAAAAATTCGGTCATACATCTCCTGTGCTGACCTCTGTGATTGCCACGCATTCCACCCTAAATCATATCTCTCAATGTGGTGTTTCTGCATATTGTAAGTTCCTTCTACAACACGACGAACTGTCTCCCACCACATCTCATTCTTCCCATCCTCTTTAATACGAGAATAAGTTCTCATATAAACAAGTTCACCCAATCCATTAAATCCAAATGGTGATCTCTTTCTCTTATATTGATCTATGAAATTGTCTGATAAACTAAATTTTTTAAACTCTAACATTTTTATAACTCCTACTATTACGAACATCTATAAATATCATTTCATCAACTTCTTCTTTATTTTTTTATTTAAATAATAAACATAAATGTTCTTTGGTTTTGTATCAACATAATACATATCATCTTCAGATGAATCCCACCAACCATGACCTTCTTTGTTTTCCCATCTTCTTTTTAATTCTCTACCATATGGTTTTATTTTTTGATTCATGGAACGAGCATGATATTTTTTACCATCAACCATTAAAATTCTACCACCACCACTTTGTCCTAAATGATGAAAATTAGAAGCTTTGTATATAACACCTTCGTGTCCTTGTTCTAAATCAGCATAAGATAAAATAACTTCTATATCCGTATTTTTCTTTATCCACCTCAATGTCTTTCCAATAAAATAACTTTCCGTATTTGTAGGTGTATCATCTATACAACATAATCTTCGTAATTCCCAACATCTTAAAGGATTATCAGGATTATATTTTGCAGCTGTAGATTTCATGGATGGTAACGCATATATCATAGCACCAATCATTCTCATATCATCAAACAAAGCAAAACATTGTGTTTGTTGAATACCGTTTGTATCATGTGAATAGTGCCATTTATGTATGAAAGATTGTATTACCTTTCTTTCAACTGGTTCTACTATGAAATCAGTTACTTTCAATATACTCTACATCATGTGAAGATACCCAATAATTTTCTGATACTTCTATAATTATAGGATATTCTAATTTATCAATATCTACACTAATCATTTTTTCTTCCTTGTTTTCTTTGGAGCTTTACCACCAACCCAAGCTTCATTAACATCTTTAGTAAATTTATCATCTGCTAAATATCTACCTTTTTTGCCTCTTGCTCGTTTTGGTTTTTCTTCTACCTTAGTTTCACTTAAAGAAAATATAGTGTTAAGAATAGCATCTGCAGATTCTTTTATTAATTGCCTACAAGTTTCACCTAAAGTCATTTCTTTTTTTTCTTTCATAATTTACCTCTATTATTTTTTCTATTTAAGATGTAATATCTTCATCACTCTTCATTAAATCATCATATTTACTTGCTAACATCTTTTTCATTAAATTATCTCTATTATCAATCTTATTCTGTGTCTCTTTACCACCTACACTTGTAGATTCATATATCTCAACAGCACCTGTGTTTGTGTTTATCTTCGCTGGAAATGTTATACCATCAGGTCCAAATCTGTTTTTAATAATATGAAATCTACCAGTATTACCAATCTTATCTTCTACTTTCCTACTTAATGAAACTACAAAATCTGCTGTCATAATCTTTTGATATGACTCCGCTATCTTTTGTGCTTCGATTATATCTTCATCAAGTGCTGAATTGTGTGAATATACACCATTAGCAAAAAACATATGCGTATCCTCAACTGTAATATCAACAGTATCTTCTTCACCAACTAATTCAATTGAAACAATTTCATCCATTACAAAATCTTCTGGATTTAAGTTATGCATTTTCATTTATAAATTCCTTACATTTTTTGATTACATTATTCGTATCAGTTTTATATTCAATATCATTTATTCGTAAAATTTTATATCCCTTACTTTCCAAAATAATATCTCTCTGACCATCAAGATTTTCATCGTGCCAATATTCACAATCAAATTCAATTATAGAATTTCCACACTTAAAATCTGGCATTATTATTTCTTTGTAAATAATTTATCACCAACTTTTAATCCCGTAGATACTGATTTTAATTTCCCATACATAATCGGTAAATCGTGGTCGGCTGAAATGGTTATCTCTTTTCCTGATTTTAATTTAACTTTATATACTGGTTGTTTCTCAACTGGAAAAACTTTAGTTACTTTTTTATATCCAAGATGAGTTAAAATTTCATCACCTTCTTTTATTTTACCAATTTCTATTTTACCATTTTCAGTTTCTACTTTATCAGTTAAAATGTGGCATCGATTTGCTTGTGAAGCTGTCCAAATTGGAATATCAAACTCACCAGCTAATCCCCTCAAATCTTCATATATGTTACCAAGAGCATGTCTGACTTCCTTTGCATTACTAGTATCTTTAAGAATATCAGCATAATCAACTACAACCATATCGAAATCTTTTCCCATCATTCGTAGTTTCTGTAAATGAGCTGATATCGTATTTACTGATGCGGTCTTTGTTGGAAAATATTTAACAATAAGTTCACCTTCTATATTTTCAATCTTTTGTTTTACTTCATCTTTGTGATATTTTAAATTCTGATTCGCTATCCCTGTAAATACACTATCGTATCTTAAACCAACATACGCTTCATTTAATTCTAATGTATAATGAACAATATTTGAACCCCGTTTCATTGAACCAGCCGCAAGTGCACAAAGAATCCAAGTTTTACCAATACCAGCTGGTGCTACAATAACACCCAACTCTCCACCCGCCAATCCACCCTGTATCAATTCATTCATAACATCCCAAGGTGTTTCAACTGTGCTACGAGCCATCTCTGAATATCTAACCTCTATATCATCAATATATTCATGTCCAATATTTCTTTCAGTTCCAGCTCTTAAAGCATTGTCAACTAATTGTTTGATGGTATCAAAATCACCTTTGTTTTCAAGTATCTCAACTGATTCGATAATAGCATTTTTTAATGTCTGATTCTTAAAGAAATTAAGTGCTTGGTCTTTGATAAATTCTAAATCCGGAGCTTCTGAATATCTAACTACTTCTTTAAGTGTTTCAATGATTGTTATTTTCAGAATATCGTTATGAACTTCACTTACCTTTACTTTAAATACATCTAATGTTATTGGTTGTTTATATTCGTTATAATATAATTTACATTCTTTAGCTATCCATTTCAAACTATCATTATCAAAATGACTCTCATCAAATATATCATAGATTTGTGCTATGAAATTAGTATCAGCCATTAAAGATGATAATATCTTAATCTGAAATGTGTATCCGAAAGTGCTTAAATTATCTGTCAAACCCTTTTAATCCCCCGAAATCTATCAATTCTTGTAAATTCTTGAATCCAACTATCAAAATCCTTTATCTGATTGCTTAATTTATCTTGTAAAAATAAAACCTGAAATCGATGTTTTATTAATTGTGGAACTTCTCTATTTATGGCTCCTTGTATTTTCAACTTTATATGTCTAGGAATATCTACTTTATTTAATTGCATCAATAGATAATTTCTCTTTAATAAGTTATTATTATTTTTTATATTTTCCAATAGTTTTACTTTTTTATCTGAACTATTTGCATAATCAATTAAATCCATAACATTAAAATCTTTGTCTTCTATAATTGGTTCTATGTATTTAATTATACTTTTCAATCCAGCTCCTTGAACTCCTGCAATATTATCTGACTTATCACCATCTAATATTCTATATGTTAAAATGTTTCTTGATGGTATCCCATATTCTTCTTCAACTTCTCTTTTATTGTATAGTTTCTTTTTGGTTGGTGACCAAACTTTAACTCTGTCATCTACAAGTTGTAAGAAATCCTTGTCAGTTGACATTAAAAATATATCACTCTCTACAAGTATCTGTTGAGAAATATAAGCCATCACATCATCTGCTTCAACATTATCAACTGATATAAGAGTAATAGGTAATTGTTCTAAATATTCAATTAACCTACCCATCTGTTGTATCATCGACTGTTCTTCATCTTGAGGAGCAGTTCCCCAATCAACATTTCTGTTTAATCTTTTCTTGACCTTACGAGTAGCTTTATATTCTGGATATAGTTTTCTTCGTCTTGTCGAACCACCCTTACCATCAAACACAACAATTATCCTTGAAGGTTTTAATATGTCTGATGTATATCGTAATGACCGAAGAAAACCCATCATCCCACCAATGTGCATTCCATCATCATTAATTGATGGATTAACTGAAAACGCTCGAATGAAGGTGTTGAGTCCATCAACTATCAACACCCTATCATTCAATCTTGTAACTGTTTTATGTTCTTCGTTTTTTGTTTGGTCAAGAAAGGATATAAACTTTTCGTTTAAATCTTTCTTTTCCATTTACGCTTCACCTGATTTTTTTAGAGTTCATCTACAACCTCATCAACTTCATTTACATCATCTATACCAAGTTCTTTTGAATCATATTTTAAAATACAAGCATCACATATCTTCTGATAACAAAACTCTTTCAAATCTGGATTCTCTAACAATAAGTTTTCAAAATCCTTTGATTGAAATTTGTATTCTTTGATAAGTTCACCTGTTTCTGTATTAGCATGATTGATTGTATACCAAGCACCTGCTTGTTTAAGTAACTTATGTTCTTTCATTACTGTAAGCCAAGAACCATAATCATCAATACCAGTATCAAAATACAATGGAAATTCAGCAGTTCTCATCGGTGGACCTAATCGGTTCTTGATGACTTGTGCTTTAATTTTAATTCCAATAGTATTCTTTTTACTACTATCTTTGATTTGTCCTGTATTCTTGAATCGAACACGAGTTGATGAATGAAATGGTAAAGCTTTACCACCACTCGTTGTCCAAGGGTCTCCAAACATCACACCAAGTTTTTGTCGTAATTGATTTGTAAAAACAAGAGCTATCTTTTGACGTGCAATCATTTGAGTAATCTTTCTCATAGCTTTTGATATGATAATAGCTTTAGCAGTTGCCCAACCATCTTTGTCAAACTCAGCATCCATCTCTACTTTTGTAGATGCAGCTGCTAAACTATCAACAAGAATTGTAACTAACTTATCTTTATCTGATTCTCTTATTTTTGTAACAATTGTTTCAATTGTTTCAAACACTTCTTCAGCTGTCTCCAAATGAACATATAACATATTCTTTGTGTCTATACCTATCGCTTCAAGAAATTCAGGTGATACTGCTGATTCTGTATCTATGTAAACAGCAATTCCACCTTTTCTCTGTGTTGAAGCTAATAAGTGAGAACCAATTAAAGATTTACCACTACCCTCTAAGCCATTTAACTCTGTGATTTTACCTACAGCAACACCACCATTCGGTTTATTGGCAATTGCCAAATCTAACATCGTTGAACCAGTTGAAATCCAATCCGTTACTTTAGTTGGATTAGAACCACCATCTTGTAAGAAATAAGCAACTTGTTGATGTTTGAAAGTTTTATTTAGTTCATCGGCTATGACACTAGCCAATTCATCTCTGTTATTTGACATAACTTTCTCCTATTATGAATGATGTGGTTGTATCCGGTGACACTTTAAGTTCTCCAGAGAAGTCCTTTCTCCCATCGTTTCAGATGTTTACAAACTGCGGGCGGTTTTATTCCCGTCTTCAACAACCACATATTTCGTTTATTTCTTAACTATTGAATAACTCGTCAAACGCATCTTCAACTTTATTAACTGTTGAAGTGGTAGTAGTGGTTGATGGTGTATCAGGTGTCTTCACCTCATCCACCTCTGGATTCAAATAACCAGAAAGTGCTTCTTTCAACTCATCATATGTCGGTTCAGTATACAATTCAGTTAAGTCAGGTTGATTTTCAAATATGCTTTCCAAAAGTTCAGCATCTTCTGTAATCGGTGTTTGGTTTGGTTTAACTCGAACAGTTGTTTTACCATACTGATTACCTGCTTCAGCTGGTGTCTGCCGTTCAATACCAATATCACGACCTGTGATTGGATCTGTGATATCACCATAATCAGGGTCAGCAATAACACTTAAAAGTTCTTGATATACAGTTTTGCCGAATCCCCAAAACTTTACACCTTCACTTTCACGACCACGAACTATGATTGGAACATAAGTTCTCATTTTCGGTTCAAGTCTCTTACCTTGAATCCATTCATCTTTGTTACCCGTTGATTTTAACTTTGCTGCGAACTCATCAACTGGATCTGGTCTTCCAAATGAAACTGGTGAGAGGTACGTTTTATTATCACCCAAATTATAATGAAAATATAATTCAATAAATGGATTATCTTTATTATGTTTGTAAGGTATAACACGAACAACTTGTTTTCCAGGTTCTGGTTTCCAAAAGTTGTCACTTGTTGTTGATTGTAACTTAGTTAGTTTTGCTTTGATTGCATTAATATCCATGATATTTCTCCTATGTTTTATTGTTTATCGTTTATCGTTTATGGTTAAATCATATAACCATTTCTATCTATGTAATATATATCATTTTTGACATACAAAACAAGTCTTTTTTTAATTAATTTTCACACTCTTCCTCACATCCACAATCACATCCATGTCCACATTCTTTCTTCCATTTTCCAAGTGGACATTCTGCAATAGCGTAATGAACTTTAACATTCATAAAACATCCACATAAAGGACATCTACCATCCCTCTTTCCTGTATCTGGATTCGTTTCATCATAAAGAAGTTCAGGACATTGTTTACATATTTCCCATCTTCGTCCCGCTTCATCTTGAGAAGCTATCACCTGACCACCTTTAATCCAAGATTTTAAAGAACGCCAGTGGTCAACTGCAATGTTCCGTATCATTTGAGATGTTGATGGGAGTTCTCTCTCATTATTTAACATCTCTTCTGTTTTATCAATACATTTTAACTCTTTTTCTGTAGCCTCTCTATCTGTTGTAGGTTTTGGCTTAAATTTCATTTAACTCCCAAATGTTTTATCAACCTATTAAGTTTATCTTCAATAGCATCAACCTTCTTTTCTAAATCTTTTGATACCTGAGGTGGTTGAGGTCGTTGTTGCATCTGTTGTTGTTTAATTCGTTGAATAATTACATCAGATGGTTGTAAATTTGGTAGATGTGAGTTTTCATCTTTCCATTTATTATATTCTCTAGCCCAAACATCAAATTGTGCATCTGTAGCATTCTGCATAGGTGGTCTTGGTGGATCTGATTTTGGTCTTGGCCTTTTAAGTATATCTTCAACTGTTTGTAATTTCGGTACATGAGAATTTTCTTTCAACCACTTCTCATATTCAATTTTCCACTTATTCTCATCTTTTTCTGATGCTCCGTAAAATGGTGGTTTAGGTGGTGGTGATTTAGGTCTAGGTGGTATCGGAATATCTTCACCATTTATCCATTTCATAAGAATATCTTTTTCTTTAAAACCACAAACCTGATGTCCTGTTTCTGGATCTATAAACCAAGGTGTTCCACATTGTTTATTATATTTTTTCTGTAATTCATTCTTCAAACCTTGATTGTCTGGTTCAGCTAAATCAAGTTTTAAAATATTATGACCTTCTTTAATAAATTCATCTACAATTGGATCTACTCGTTTACAAAATCCACATCCTACTGAATAAAAATAATATAATTCTTGTGTTTTTGTTTTTTTATCAGCCATAACCATTTTCTCCTATACTTGTTATTGTTTATGTTTTATATATATAAATATATACTAAATTCCTAAAACAACTAATCTATTTTTATTATTTTAAAAATTCTTGTGTTAATTTTATTTAATCCATCTGCATTCGTAACCATCAATGTGTTCTTAAAATTCTCCCAAGGTACAATGAATTTACTATCCACAACACCATTATTTAAATTTGATATAACTTCATTTAATGCGTTAATTGTGTAAAGTGTGTTTGAATGTTTCTTTCTATGTAATGATATTGTTCCCTTTACATCATTAAAATCTACTTTTGAATCTAAATCTACATTATATGTACATATTAACTCATTCACTTTATCTTCATTCTGTAATACATATATCTTTTTAAATGCTATTGTGTATGAATCTGTAATGTTCTCAATCGTGTCATCAAGTTTATCTTTTGTTGCGAATGTGCAGAGTAATTGGGTTTTCATCTAAACAATTTTCCATATTTTTTATCATTTAAAATTTCGTCTGATATTAACCCATTGTCTCTAAGATGTTTAATAAATACTCTCTGTTGATAACCTTTTTCTGTTTTTGCTCTTTCACGAACTTCATCACTTGAAGCTAATTTTATAGCTCCAGCCCACCCATCTTTAAATTTTTGTCTATCTTCAAATGGAACACTTGCCATAGATTTAAGAAATCCACGATAAAAATTATCTGAACCTGATACTGCAATACTTCTACGACCACTTGGATCTGGATATCCTCTAGGTAATCCCATAGCCATTACAGTTCTTTTTCCAATTTTAGATTTCATATTTTTAATTTTTTTAACATCTTTTGGATCTGTAACTGCTTTCAATAATTCAGTTTGAACTGTCTTAAATTTTTGGTCATCTAATCCGAATTCAGCTTCTATGGATTCACTTGTTACATTTTCTCCAAGCGTAGCATCAGCAGCTTTGGGAGTTCCCACATCAGTTTTTTTAACATTAGGA